CTCCTACAATCTCAATAGCTGCTTTCATTAGCAGTATCCTCCACAACCACAGTGCGTAGGGTGTCCTTGAGGCATCGCACACTCAAGGACAGGCCGATAGTTCTCTTGGCTCAGGATGAGCAGGGTAGCTTTCAGGATCACATCATCGAAGTTTACACTGTAGCCAATCACCTCGTCAACAGCATTCTTACACTCCCTCAAACCAGATCCAGTCTTCTCACGCACTTCCTTGATCATAGCTACTTTGTTAGCCATAGTGCGTTGCACTGGAGGCTGTGGGATGTAGCAATCCGTTTCCATATAGGCGGATTGATGTGTCCCTACAAGGCCGTACAGGACATTAATAGCCCTTTCCTTGTTGGCGTATTGGCTACGCTCAGAGTCACAGGACACACCAAGGCCAGAGGCTATGTGGTGCACAATGACACCAGAAGTTGTCAGTCCTACATGCTGGCCTCCAGCCCCATGACCAGTTTGTGGGAGGTAGGTGGTGATTCGTAGTTCATGTGGCTCAAACATTGAAAGTCTCCTTGCATCGAGTGCATTGTATAAGGATGTACTTCTGTACTGTGAAGCCTTTACGATCACCGTTGGTTATCAGCTTCGTCTTCAGATCGTGTAGACCAAAGAGACATTTCCAGTTCATTCCTCTTCTCCGTAGTAAAGGATATCTTCAAAAGTGTGTTCGAAGTTTTCAAGAACAGCCTCATTAAACCAGCGGCTTGCTCCGTTAGGGCAGAGTTTACCCACATAAGTAAGGGCAGTCAAGAACTTTTCGTAGTCTGCTCGCTCTCTCAGGTCGTTGTCGTGCTGAGTGAAGAAACGGCTCCAGCCGTAGCCAGCCGTTTCAATCTGTAGGCCATCAGACACACGTTGCAGCACCATTACATTGATGTTCTCCCACCTGCCCTTGAAACTGTAGGTGTCTACCAACACCCAAAGTTCTCGCCCAGCACCAGAGGCGATCTGGTCAAAGAGTACACGCCCCACTTGGTTACTGCCCTCACGGTTCTTGTAGAAGTCGAAGTCACTGAAGCAGTAGTGTTGCTCCATCGTGTAATGCTTACGCTTGTCTATCATTGTCCTCTCCTTACATATGCTTCTTGATCCAAGCGTTGAAAGCAACGGGCGAGATACCAAACTTGCTGTAGACAGCACGCTTGCTCTTACGGCCACGATTCACCTCACGCACGTAGAACTGTACCACTTCTTTCTGGAACTCTTCATCGTAACGTGGAGAAGGGATGCCCTTCATGTCCTTACGAGAGTGGATAGAGTGCAGAACGTTGTGTTGACGGGTGCACCATTCCAGATTGCCTACAGCACAGTTCATCTTGTCTTCATCTTTGTGGTTGATCATTGGCAGGTTGTCCGGGTTAGGGATGTAAGCCTTTGCAACCAAGATGTGTACACGACGAATCTGCCAGCCTTTAGCGTTGTTTGCTGGGAGAGATACGTAACGGTACTCAGGAACACCAGACAGGTATTGTGGACGTTCTTCACCAGCAGCGTTGAACACACGGCCAGTTGGGGTAACGAAGTAGCCCGGATAGTCTTCCAGTTCACGACGTTCTTCTTGGAAACCGGTCTTCAGTGCTTTGATATTCAAGTTGGTCATTCGTATTCTCCTTTGTAGATTAGTATAGTTCGCCAGTTGTTGCACTCATCGAGAAGCACCATGCTTCAGGAGAGTCATCGATCATAATGTCAATGTCGATCCCCTTAGAAGACATGTAGTGTCTCTTGTTTAGGCGACCAGTGTAGAAGATTTTGTATCCTTTGTCTACTAGAAATTGCAAATCTTCTGGATATTCGTGTGCATGACGCCATGTGACAACATATACATTGAAGCCGTGTTGCTCCATGATGTACATGATTTTAAGCCACATGACAGGATCTAGACTGATGGTTTCATCAAAATCGATCCCTATGTTGTATTGTTTATCCATCATCATTCCGTACATTCCAATCCCTCCATTAAATCCCATTCCTCTAACTCAGCACGCAAGGACGTGTTGAACGTCTTCACAGGAGAGATATAGGATCGTGCGTATGCACGGATAGTTTCATTCATTGGAGCTTCAAACCACGGCATGGGTTCTTCCATGCCGCAGATATTACACACTGCTCCTTTCCAATCACCAATAGGAGCGTGACTCTCCAGCTTTACAGTATCCATGAGACACACCCTCCGAGTAGTAGCCGTTGGACTCACCCAGCCAGCGAAGCCAAGTGTAGCCACGGTTCGTGTATAGTGTGTAGAAAGTCCATGTAGAGCTTCCATAGTCGTTCTCATTACCGGACTCAGAACGTTCGTCGTAGCCTTGCCAGATTGCACCAACTAGATCGGTATCACCCTCAATGTCGTTGATGCTGACAGATTCGCAACAATCCTGATAGTGGTGCATCCAGAAGGACGAGCCATCCGCGAAGGTGATTGTCACTGTATCGCTACCTGTCTCAAGGCCCGATACGTCAGTGATGATCTTACCATAGTTTTCGTCTTCGTACATTGTATTCTCCTTTTAAATATGAAGGCGTAGAGACTACGCCAAATTTTCTACGCGGTCAAGCGATAATTTCATCCCAAGGCACCAGTGCCATGTTGAAACTATCGTATCGGAACATCTGTTCTACTACCTGCCCAAGCTCGTTGTAGACGTAGTAGCTCACCATTTCGCCAAGGAACTCAACGTCAGGGTAGAAGTCACTCCACTTACGGGTGCGTACACCGTAAGGAACGCCTACAGGCAGTGCAAGGATCAACTGTCCCTGCTTAGAAGCCTCAGACGACAGCAGAGGAACGTCTTGCACGTAGAAGTTGATGCTCTTTGCCTTAATCACGCTATCCAAGTTGTAATCTAGTGGACTACCACCATCGTAACCATAATACATGTGTCTCTCCTATAAGAAAGCCCACTGAGCGTGGGCTAGTGGGCTATTATAACACGTTAAGCGAAGGCGCTCAACACTTGGTTTGGATCAGCTACAGCACTCTCACCTACTGGTTGGAAGCCCCAGCCACCGGAAGCCTGACGTTGCAGAGTACCAATGTGCAGTGCAGTACCACCAACGAAGGTAGCCAGCTTGTAATCCTGAATCAGATTACCGTCTTGATCGAACAGCTTGAAGCTACCGTTCTTGATCATGCTGAAGTCTTGCTGGCGTTTCTCAGCTTCGTGCAAGAAGACGAAGTGTTCAACCTTGTGGATGTGTGCTGGAATCTTGGTGATATCAGTGATCAGTTCCTCATCGTCATCACCTTCGCCAGTACGGTTGTCACGTGGGTAAACAACAGCACCGTTGTAAGCTGACATGTTGTTGAAGAACACAACGTTTGCTACGTCACCGTTGATGCTGCCCTTAGCGTCGGTCAAGAAGGCAAAGACGTCGAGGTCAAAGCCAAAGTCTTTCGAAGCTCCGTGTACTGGGTGGCAGTCCCAGTTCAGCACGCCACGCAGGCGGGTCAGGGAAGGTGCGGCTTTCGACAGGTCCAACATCATAGTAGTTTTGCTCAAGTTAAGCTCCATTATCAAATCCTCTTTAGTAGTTTGGTGTGGGGCCATTTTGGCCCCTTTTCAAGTGAGTGTTAAGCAGTAGTTGGCATGTTGATGCGTTTGTTGATGAAGGCAGCAGCTACTACAATCAGACCACCAACAACCTTAGCCAGCAAGTGGTTCACTTCACCGACGTGTTGTACGAAGAATGGATCAGAGATCAACATTTCCGCACCAACCACGCCCAGCATTGCAGCACCGATCCAGATGATGATCTTGTACTTGTCCATCAGACCGCTCAGGTATTTAGCACCGTATACGATAACTGGGATACTCAGAGCGATACCAGCGATTGCGTAGATTGTCGAGTGTTCAGTACCAGAAGCAGCACCAGCTACAGCCATTACGTTGTCCAGCGAGAGCATGAAGTCAGCTACGATGATGGTCCATACAGCGCCCCAAATCGTGTCTTTCTGTGCAACTTCATGCGGCTCATCGTGTCCAGTCAGAAGCGAGTAGCCAATCCAGACGAGGTACAGACCAGCTACCAGCTTGAGGAACGGCACACCCAGCAAGAAGGTTGCGAAGACTAGCAGAACAGCTCGGAGAGCTACAGCGCCAGCAGTACCAAGCAGGATCGCCTTACCTCGTACACTTACAGCCAGTGTGGCACATGCCAGAGCAATCACGATTGCGTTGTCCAGACCCAAGAGCAGGTCAATCATAACAATCTTGAAGATTGCTGCGAAGTCAAGCGAAGCTAGAAATTCCATTGTGTTCCCCTTTGTTTGTTTGGTGTGGGGCCATTCTATAGTGAGTGGCCCGCAGTGTCAATCATTTAGTTGCGAAAGCTTTGAACTCTTCGTTCAGCAGCAGTTCATAAAACTTGTTCTGGTCTACAACCTTCGGATTCGGGATGTACAACACTTCAACAGTGTCATACTTCGCAGCGATGGCATCCAGATAACGTTTGTCACAACCGTTGCCGATAGCGACGATCTGTACGAAGGTGTTCTCCAACGAGTCCAGTTGTTTCTCAAACTCAGGCTTGTCGTTGTTCTCACCATCGGTGATCAGTGCCAGATAGGTCGGAGTAGCTTTCTTGCCGAAGCTGAAGAAGCCGCTCTTGTTACTACCCTTCAGACCTTTGATAGCGTCAGCGAACGAAGTACCACCACCGGCACGAATGCCGTGTTTGTTGATGTAGCGACCATGATCGTCAACGGTAGCATCAGGAGTGCGTTCAAACTTCGTGTTGAAGAAGCCCATTTCCATCTTGCCATCATCGTCAAACTTCATGGCAGCAGCCAAGAACAGATCGATAGTGTCTTGTACCCAACCGCAGCGGAACTCATCGTCCATACTGCCAGATTTGTCTACGGCGATCTTAACAGCCATAGTGATTGGTGTGAAAATCTGAGCCTTAGCCAGATTGAGTTCCAGCGATTTAGTCAGATCCAACATTGCCATACCCATAAATCCTCCTTTGGATTAAATTTTGTTAGCCCAGTCTTTGTAGACTGCAAGCCGTGTGTTGAAGTCGTAAGGCTGACTCTTGTAGTCGAGATAGCCACCGAGCGAACCAAACCCTTTCAGGTAGGCGACAATCTCGCCTTTCGCCTCGACAAACTCTTCCGCAGTGATCAGGCCAGCCCGAGCAGCGGCCTTGAGAGAATGGCACATCAGGCCATCCTTCTCATTGTACAGCCCAGCTTCGATTACCTTGTTGAATGTCTCTTGAACCATTGTAGCCTCCTTTGTTTCGATGAGTTAGATTCTACCGGATTGCTTTAGGGCTGTCAACAGTGTTTTCTGGCCTTCTACAATCTGAATAGCTTCTTGCTCACGTTTAGTTTGTGCATCAGTTTCAATGCGCTTCACTTCTACAACAGTCTCGTAAACACGCGACCGCAGGGTTTGCAGCGTCTCACTTGTGATCACCGGAGTGTTCAAAGCTTTAGCGCTTTCAATGGCAGCCATCTTAGCACTGTCACCACCTTTGATCAAGGTCTTTGTTGCCAAATCTCGCACATCGCCTGTCAGCTTCACACTCTTCTGAGTGTCCAGAGTCTGGATGAACAGTGCAAACTCCATCTTCACGATAGGAATAGTCTGACTGATGATATCCTTCAACGTGCTGATAGTCACGCGAGACGTATCCTGTTGCTGACGAATCTTGGGACTGTTCAGTTCAGTCATAGCTTTCAGACGCAGGAGGTTGTCCAGCTTCAGTCGGAGACGGTTCAACTTTGTCTCAGCGTCCCTTACCTGCTGTACTTGCATGGCAGCCAGAGGACTATTAAGGTCAATCTCAGGCCAGCTTTTAATCTGATCATCCACGTAGGCGATCAGACGCTCAACGTCAGTCATTTCAGCAACGATCTTCTGGTAATGGTTGAAGTTTTCGTTGTACAAAGCTTCCAAGTCTTTCACCCACTCTTGTTGTACAGTGATGTGCGAAGAGATTTTACCCTCAAGGCCATCGAATACATCTTGTGCAGATCGCAGGCGAAGAGTCAGGGTTGCCTTCACGTCAGTGAATTTGTTTTGCAACCAACCAACAACACCGCCCTTCTGCATCTGAGCAGGGTCGAGCTTGTCAATTTCGTTGGTGATACCAGTGAGGATAACACCAAGGTCATCAAACTTACCAACCACCATCTTATCGATGATCTTCTGAGTAGTGAAACCAATTTCTCGGGACACAGACTCACCGATCTTGTCAATGTCAGCATCAGACACAACCAGCGAAGGCATAGCCACGCCAGATGGTTTCTGCATTACGATTGGGCTGTCTACTTGTACAGGGATCACCTGACGTTGTACTGGGGCAGGTGCTGTCGCCACTGGGGTCGGGTCTTCCCGATAGCCAACTGGTGCGGACGAAATACCTGCTTTACCGAATACGCTCATTCTCTTCTCTCCGTTTGATTGCACGTTCAAGTGCTGATGTGAGTAATTCTACGCTTCTTGGCCATGTGCCGTCAAGCACTGCTTGGTTATATTCTGCATCAAGACCTTCATTGAGATAGCGATCCAAGAATTCCTCTGACACACCACAAGCTTCAAGGTGGCGTAGGTCTTTGCAGAATTGGCATTCACACGCCATCGCTCAACTTCCCAATTTCTACAGGGTTCGAATCCACTTGGCCGTTCCACTTCAGAGTGCGACCATTCAATCCGTGGAACAGCATGTAGCCGTCTTTGGAGAATAAGTCAACACCCTCTGTTACTGGACGATCATAGCGAGTTGGTACTTCGTAGCCTTCAACATTCCAGAAGCTCCAGCGTTCGCCACAGCAATCACAGTAGTTCCAAGCATCAGCTTTGTCAACCATCTCATTCATGATGTCTTTTGCTTGGTCAGAATCCATCGCTTGGACGAACACTACGTCAGAAACGAAGTCGTCACGTTCGAAGTAGCCACCAGAGTTGTTCTGGTCAAATTCATACCACAGTGCACCTTCAATTTTCACAGGTTGCATATCAATCCTCCTTTAAATCTGTTTGAGGCACGTTCTCTTTAGGGTAGATGAACACTGCCGGATACCGCATTGATCTTACATCGTCATCACAGTAGCTGTCAATCAATCTTTCGTGTGTCAATTCACAAGCTTTCATGTATCTTAGTGCGTGACGTTTTCCTATGTTAAGCAGATGAGAGATTGTACTTCCGTTTATCTCTTCAAGGCAAGCAAAACATTGCATAATATTCTTGGTGCTGAGTGGTCTTTGACCATCCCTGTTACCATCCCAATCTAATCTTGACACACCAGTTACAAGGTCGTCAACCCACAAAGGCCAACTTTCTTCATCGATGTACCTCACTTCTTGGATCTCTGGCCGAATTGCGTTCACAAAAGAGGCGGGCTTGCGGCCCGCCTTAATTGGAGTGAAATTGTAGAGGGATTTCTCCCTCTTCGCAATCAACTTGTCAGCATTGGCAGAGATACGAGCATTCATCTGCTCGATTTCCACTTGTGTCATCATGCAGGTAGGAGTTCTGGCGTAGGAACCAGAGGATCAACCCTCAGAGAAGGATCACGTGCAGTCGATGCTTCCTCAAGCAGATAGGCACGCTCTTTGTATCGAACGTGACCACCATCAGCATAGTAGACGTGGTATTGAGATACCGAAGTTTTGGTGTTATTACCAGCACTGTCATGTGCAACCTTGATAGCTGCAATGTCAGAAGATCCATTGACTGTGCAGTCAACCCACCAGTCAGCAACGATACTTCCGAAGCCAGCGTTATCAATCTCAACTAGACGACAGATAACGTACACCATAATTCTTGGACTTGCAATCATTTTATATTCCTTATGTTAGGCGAGACATAACTTGCCTCGACTACATATTGTACCACGTCCATCAGGATATGTACACCCCGATTGTAGGTTGGGCCTGTCTTCCAACGAGCTTCCTCAATCTGGTCAAGCAGGTAGGCTTTGTCGGCATCGTCAAGAAGGCGATAGCCAATCATAAACTTACAGAACACGTCATGCTCAGTCATGCTACCTCCTAAAACGATGGGTTCAGCCTTACGATCCGCACATTCTCTTCAACAATCTCGATGCTGGAGAGAACCCAGCCCATCACCGACACACCTTCGAACTCAGTGTGAATATCATAGCGATCAACGTCGTCAGCAACAACGATGCTGCTTGAGGTGGTCATAGGGCGACCTTGACGGTCTTTGTTGAACAGATGAGTAAACCCAACTAACACAGTTTTCATTTCATTCCTCCAATCCACTTGTTGATACGTTCAAAATCCTCTGGCTTGTTGAGATTGAATGTTTCCACTCCGTTCTCCTTAGCCAGATTGATTGCAGTAGCTGTTCCACCCTTCGGATTCCCAGCCTTGTCTAACTTCGTCCATGCTATCAACATTTTGGATGGTGTGTCAAGGGTTTTCCCTAGCACTTGGAAGACGTTACGTGTGTGCATCTTCTTGGCACCCTGCTTGCATGCTTCCCATGCAGGGTGGACAGCCATCGCCATGCCTTCTGCAATAGCCTCAGTTTCAAAGTGGATATCACTTGGAAGGATGTTCAAGCCTCCGTGTGTATACCTGTAATGATCTTCATAGCCACTCCAAGGAAGGTATATCTCCGCAGGTGTCCAGCCGTAAGGGCCATCCAATCCTACAACTGAAAACATACCTTCCTCGAAAGCTTTATCAGCGCCAGCAGCACCTCCAGACCTCAGTGTCCAGCCTTGGGTTGCCAAGGCCGCACCGATACGTTGCATCATCACTAGGATATCACTGGGAGTCTCACGCGAGCCTACACCAGTGTACCACTTCATTTGCGTTCATCTTCCTTCGGCAGACCAACGTTCACCATTGCCAGAATGCTCACCTTGACGGTGGACAGTGCATCACCGATCATACGGCATGGCAGGATGAATGGGCCGTACACAGCTTCACCACAAGCCTCGGAGAAGTCATGTGCAGTTACACGACGCACTTCCTTGAAACGAATACCGTACAGGTAGTAGAACACGTAGGTGATATACACGATACCGTAGGCGATTGCGATTACCAGCCAGTTTGTGTACAGAAAATCCAGTGCAGAGTCAATCATTCAGTTCTCCCTTCTAGTTTAAGCCATGCGGCGTGAGTTTGTTTGAGTAGAGCTTCAAGCTCTTTCCATTTCTTTGCTTTGTAAAGCTCTAAGGCTTCACTGCCCGGAGCAAGCCAATGCCCCGGTTTGTATTCCACTGCATCGCGGTACATTAGCCTGCCACCAGTTTACGGAACTGATAACCAGCGAACATCGCCAGCAATACGATCAGAAGAGTTGTCATACCTTACCTCCTGTGATTGATTTATACAGCCAGTATGTCAAGATGTATGGCATCACTGTAACAATTACAACAACACCCACTGCTTGATCCATATCCATGACTTACTCCAGTGTGTAAATGGTGACGTTGAAACGATCATCGAATACATCGTTGATGATTTCAGCAATTGTATCCCAATCACCCCCACCAAGTCCAGCACCAATTTTAGGGAATCCAACATTCCACAAATCTTTGCCAGTCAGCAGGTCGTCACGCATCAGGATCAGAGCCTCTTCCAGCTTGGCGTAGCTTGTGAAGTTGCTGCCGTCATAGCCGTAGTTGTACTGGCCGTAAAGGTTGTAGACGACGCCTGTAGGCTGCCCAGCTTCATCACGCAACTGACCTACAGAGATAGTGCCATGCTTGGCTCGGTCGCCCTTCACAGTGAGTTGGTCAGCTTCCCATGCACAAGGCAGGCGAAGACGAATCTCCTTAGCGACACCAGAGTTCATAGTGCAGAAGCAGTTGGCTTGGTGGCCGATTGCTGCCACTTCTCCATCCAGAATTGCGTCAACAACGTTACCAACTTTGTACTTAATCATAGATTGTCTCCCGATAGTGTTTAGCTTTTACCATCTGACGTTCATGATACTTGTCGTATACATCAGAGCAAGCAGCAATCATAACCAGTACGACAATGAATATTAGAAATTCCATCATTCCTCCTTCGAAAAGAAGCCCCTCCGAAGAGGGGCAAATTGTTACACCGAACGTGCTCGGATTTCATCAAGTGTTACACGCTTCAGGAACTTGCCATCACGGTAGATCACTTGCAGCAGGTTGTCCTCCCGAGCTTCAAACTCAGCAGAGCATCCGTCCATCAGGAACAGAGTGTTGTCACCTTCTACAGAGCTTTTCAGAACGTGCAGTCGGCCTTTGGCACTCTTCTTCTTGCTGTCAGTCTTCGGGTCTTTGAAGATTGCCACTTCTTCACCGTTGATCACGGAGTTGGTAGCCTTCACAGCAAAGCCGAATGTATCACGTGTGTTGCACTGGTAGGTGAAACTACCCACGCCAAACACTACGTTTGCAGCAGCGTAACCTTGCTCAGCCAAACGACGCAGGATTTCTTCTGCACGCTTGGTGGTAATGCTGTCACCATAAATCAAACCGATGTGCGAGTCAAGCAGTTTGTGACCTGTTTCAGTGATGGTGCCACCGAAGGTTTTGTACAGAGTGCGGATTGCACCGGCAACAACTTCGTATGGAATCTCTTCGGTGCCGAGGTCGATTACATCGCCCTGAACAGAGAAGGAGTAGAACTTCCCACCGATCTTAACGCAGTCGTATTCTTCGAACTCGGACACAATCTTCATGTCCATGAAGTCGTAGAAGTGACGCTTGCTTTCAAACTCAAACGCTTTATTGCTTCCCCATACAACAGGCTTCATGCCGCAGATCACAGTGACAGGATCACCGGAGTCTGGACGTACAACCACTTTACCCGGTTGTGGCCCCAAGCCTTCACGACGCATGATAACGTCTTTCAGGTAAGGATAACCACGGCTCAGCATACCCCAAAAGTCGTAAGTGTCGCTGACGTTCGACACAATGCCGTTAGGCACAATGCGAGTGATCAGGTCATACACGAACATGACTTCTGCTACCAGACGCAAGTCTTCACCAGCATCCATCATCTTGGCACAGATTACGCCTTGCTCAGCACTCAGGAACTCGTACTTACCAGCCAGCAACTCAGCTTCGATACTGATGATGTTGTTCGATGTTACGGCGTGCTCTGTGGCAGGAACCGATATACCAATCAAACCAGTTGCATCGTAGTAGCGTTTAGCATGACGGATCGCAGGCAGAGTGTCAGTGCCAACGAACTGAGTCAAGTGACCTACACCGCTGCGAGCAGCGTCTTCGATACCCGACATACCACGCATCGAGAAGTCGTGGCACATAACCGATACAGTGAAAGCATCGTAGCAGCCAGTCAGCTTCAGGTAGTGCTCGCAAATCTTGCGATATTCACGTGCAATTGTTGCGTTGGTTGCAGTCTTCCAAGTTGTAGTAGACAGCGGAGTTTCGTGGTAGTTCACCAGCCAGAAGAAGTCGTCCAGCGTGTTGGTGATGGTCAGGACAGGAATACCCATCGGAACCAGCGAGCCTTCAGGCAAGGAGCGGAACTCCAGTGGCAGGTAGCCCAGCTTGTGCAGTGCAGACATTTGTGCAGAAGTCGGCAGGTCACGACCGAGGTAGCCCAGCAGGAACTCTTCGTATTCACCAATCACGTCGTCGTGATTTTGGTTGAAGAAGCTCACTTGCCATGCTTCGGTCAACTCTTGAATAGCAGCTTGACCACCAACCCAAACCAGTTTGCCATCATAGAACATAGTGCAACCACGACGGTGAATCTTGTCAGTACGCGGGGTCAGGTTGCTACCCACTTTGGTAGTGCCGCGACGGTACATTGGGCCGTGACCGAGTTTGTAGCCATCAGTTGCAAACATCATTTCAAAAAACATTATGTCTCTCCTTTGTTTGTGTGGGGCCATCTTACCGACGTTTTGAGTGTACGTCAAGTAGAGCTTCAACAATTTTTGGGATAAGTCCTACATCAAATTCCACAATATCCCCATCTTGCCAAATTTCTACCCATCTATGCTCTGGACTGTGATGCAGAATCTCCACATCGTAGTCATCCCCACATTCAATTATGTGTATGTTTTCGTAACTCATTTCATACCCTCGCAGTAAAAACTTGGACTCATCATCAGAGGTGCGTCCTCCGGCAAGAAGCACTGAGGCTGTGCCGTCACTACAGGAGCCTGAGCTACAGGCATTACACCTGTGGTCTGTGGCTGATCCAGCAGTCGATCCAGCTTGTCTTCGATACGTTGATCAGTCTTCGCCTGTTCAATTTGAGCCGCAGTTGCACCACTTGCAACGGTATGCGAACTGTGGTTGTTGAACAGAGCGTTGTACACCATCATTCCGCCAAGTGTCCCAGCGAACGAAGACCCAAACCCGCTTCCATAAGAGTTATAGCCATAGCCATTCCCATAGTAGCCACCACCATAACCTCGATTATATCCATACGATCCTCCATAATAGTTGCGTTGAACCACCACAACATTGCGAGGCTTCGACTTGTAGGCCGTTGGACTCACAACTTTGCGTTGTGGAGCTTTGTAAGCTGGAGCGCTGCTAACATTAGTAGTCTTCTTGGAGAACCAGCCACTAGAAGTGGTGGTAGTCTTCGGAGTGATGTTAGGATTCGCCTTAGACGAAGCGCTCACACTTGGCCTGCTTACCGTCAGGGCGGTGGCAGGTTTTCCAAAACCCAGCGACTTCAAACCCGAGTTGCTGCTGGATGCTTGCTGCTTTGGGGCAGTATATGTGCTCTTAGCTGGTGCAGACGCCTTTGGGGCAGAGTAGCTGCTACGTGCAGAGCTAAACGAACTGGAACGAGTACCCGAGCTATAACTACGGGCTTCCGCAGCAATACTTACAGCCATCAGCACAGCCATAACACCAGATAAGAACTTTTTCATTTGTATCTCCTAATTAATCACAAGATGATGAAGAGCTTGAGGACGAACCGCTATCACAAGATGAACTGGAAGAGCTTGAGCTATCACCACCCCAACTGGAGTAACTAGAGCTATTGTAGCTGGTCCAACTATCATCGCTGTCACGTCGGCTTGAGCTTGAAGAGCCGCTGCTTCGACTGGAGCTAGTTTGAGGCTTTGGCGCTGGCTTGTCAACAGGTTTTTGCGTTACTGGGTAAGCCCGAGGGATGCCAGCATTAGCACGTACTTTCTGTGCAACCTCAAAGATTTCCTCTTTGGTTGGCACTGCTTTAGGTAGTGGCATTTCGTAGTGACGAACTTTTTCAGGTTCGGCTTCACGCACGATCAACCAAATCAGAGTCAGGGTTGCAGCAGCAATGGCAATCATTACCAAAAGTTCCATAAAACCTCCTTACAGTTTAGTGACAATGAGCTTAGCGCTCGGTTTCTGTGGCAGTGTGTCGGTAGTGTAGACAGTATCGTACACCTTTGTCAACACCTCAACACCTTTCGAGAAGATACCGTGTGTGACGGCCAACTCAATAGTGTAGTCCAAGTGTTGTTTGTCATCTGTTGGCGATGCCCGTTCGATAGCATCAGCCACCTCAACGAAGGTACGACCACCATCACAGATATCATCCAACACCAGCAGTTGGCATCCAAGGTGCAATACTTCAGGGTTGAGAATACTCATACCCAAAATCTTGCCATCAGCCAGATTGCGTTTCTTGTTGCATTGCAAGACAGCCTTGGCACCGACCAGTTTGGCAAACTCTTCAGTCTTCTTCGAAGCACCCATATCAGGAGCTACGATAATCCAGTTAGACCAGTCCTGTTTGATGCGACGGAATGCGTGATGTTGCTCAATGACGAAGCAGTTGTCCAGAGCCGCTACGAGAACGGGGCTGTGAGGGTCTACAACGGTCACAGAGGCGTACTTCATCGCATTGATGAGCGTAGCCATTACCTTCACGCTTAAAGCCTCTCCAGCGTTGCATACGCGGTCTTGGCGTGCATACGGAAAGTATGGAATGGTCAGGTCGATCTTGGCATACGGATAGACACGACGGAGTGCGTCAGTAGCCATGAACATTGCCATCAGTTGGTCACTGTTCTGAATCTTAGCGTACAGGTCGATGGTTTTTACACGGCCTGTTTGTGGCGACCAAGCATCAAGGCTACCAGAATTGATGTTAACACCAACCTCACCACCCGGAAAGGTGAACATACTGATCGAGGTGCGAGTGTGTCCGTAGACACCATCAGCAGTGTAGTACAGGTTTTCATTGAAGTCGGTCATTTAGTTTCTCCGCTTGTCTATTGAAGTATCGTCGTACTGCGTATCCTCTGGTGATGCTCCAGACTGTACATGCGATTGTCGCTACAGCGGAGATTACCACAGGGTTTGTAAAGAGCTTCAGTGTAACCATTGTGATGAAAAAGCTACCAATCGTTCCGATGAACGTATTAGATAGAGTCTCCTTCAGTGATTGTTTCTTCGATTGTGACATTTCTCCCCCTTCGTGTTTGTAGGCCCATCCTACCGAAGAATGGGCCTAGCGTCAACATCTAAATTTGTACTTGGAACGCTTTTCTCATATCAGCAAGAGCTTCCTCTGGAACATTGTGGATGTTCACTCCACCGCGACGATTCTCGACAACAATGTAGGTGATGCGATACCCATACTTCTCCGCAAGCTTCCTGTAGTTCTTCATTGCCCTTCCTGTTGGGAAGACATTGGATACCACAACCGGCTCACCTTCAATCATGGTTGCTTCGGTGTCCCGTAGACATTGGCGAAAAGCATAAGCCATTCGTTTCTCAGTCCACAGGTATTCACCTTCCTCAGTAAACAGATACTGATCGTGCTCATAGTGATTGCAATCAAGTGAGTCTGCCAACGTTGCAGCGAACGTGGACTTGCCAGAACCGGGCAAGCCACGAATCAGATATAAATTCACTGTGCCTCCTTCTCAAAGTATTTCTCAATGACAGCCCTACGGTCTGCCTCAGTTGTTGCCTTCCATTTATCTTTGTCCCACCAGCGAGTGACGTAATGCACAACAGCATAGAACTCTTCGTCAAGGGTTTTGATGAACTCTTCTTTGTTGTCGAACATCTGGTCAATCTTCTTGTCGCCCATACGCATGATGAATTTCTTCGACAGGTAGTGTGGCGACTTGATCTTGCACACAGTTTCCCGAGTAGCAGCGTCAATGATCATCCAGCCTTCATGCTTGCACTCCCTTACCATTTCCCAAAGCTCACCGAAGGTGCCACGGAACACTTCAGGACGCTTGGCACCTAGAAGTTCAGCATAGCTATCCAGTTGAGCCTCGTTCAGCATTTCGTTCTCGTAAGAACAGTTCTGCATAAGACGTGCACCAATCAGGTACGCCCCGGCCTCTTCTTCAACGATGTGTGGATCAGACGGATCACAGATTTCAAAGATCAGGGTAAGATTCGATGCAGCAATCTCAATACCCGGCAGCTTCTCAATGTAGGTGCGAGCTAACACAGCGAAGTCCGAGTCAAGGGAGCCAGTCGTGGAGACGATCAGTTCACCTTTCCAATAGCGGCAAGCCGCCATGAATCCATTGACCTTACGTGGTGCAACGATTGGAGTGTGAGTCTTCAGGTCAAGACCTGCGAAGTTCTCACCATAGTTAAACACCTTAGTGAAAGGCCAAATCACTTTGTTGCCTTCATCGTCCAACACCATCCCGCGAGCCTCTAGCAGCAGAGGATCAGTGTTCCAGAGCGCATCATAGAACACCTTACGTGCGTACTTGAAGACCGAAAGGCCGTTGTCGTAACGCTTCTGCTTTACCAGCCCAGCCTTAATCAGTTCTTCAAACATATCATTGCTCCAATTTGATTGTGCCTTGGAAGACACTATATTCATCGATAACCCACTGCTCACCGTAATTACCATCTGGAATGGAGACGCCTGCAAACTCGTCTCCAACTACGATACTGGTTGCCATCACGATGAATGGTGGTTGATCCTTGTGGATCATCAGAGTGCCCGGAATAACGTCAGGCAGTTCTTTATCATCCCGCTCAATAACCATTCTTGTCATTAGTCACGCTCTCCTGTGTGGTGGTCGTTAGCAACAAACTCTTGCTTCGCCATGTGGATCTTGATTTCAGCCACAGAGAATACCTGATGGTCAGGGTGGTTGTCAATACCAACGTCCAGACGTTTCCCACGTGGCTTCATAGAGCCGTGAGAGTGACCATGCAGATGCCATGCACCGTGATGAGCCTTGTTCCAAGTTTCCAGAGGGAAGTGGAACAGACAAACCTTGTTACGGTCGATGGTGATTTCCTTGTAGTGGCAAATCTCTTTTACGTGAGCCAGATTAGCTTGTTCGATTTTATCCCACAGACCATCTTGGCAGTGGTTGCCCTTGATGAATGTAATAACACCGTTCAGTTCTTTGATCAGTTCGATCACCTTTGGAGCGCCCTTAGAGCCAGTGAACACGAAGTCGCCCAAGTGATACACTTCATCCATCAGACCTACACGGCTATTCCACCGCTTGATGATTTCCTCTCGTTGTTGCTCAAACGTCCAAGGACGGTTGCAGTATTCCACAATATTCTTGTGGTCAACGTGCAGGTCACTTGTAAACCAAATCTCACTCATAATAAACTCCTGTTACCAAAATTGTCAGTTGTCGTGGATACTTCTTCAAGCCTTTTTCATTCTGGCTCTTGATGCTCTCCACCATATTGGCCATAGTATCGCAGATTTTCACTTCACGTGCAAGAGCAGTGGCGACGATAAGTTCCATGTACTCTTGGTAGATGAGGTCTGGATGTTTGCTCAGGCGAGCTACACAGAATGCAACAGCCGTACCAAACTCACGCTCAAGTTCCCGATACTCAGTATCTGTGTCTTCTAAAACATCATGCAACCATGCGATTGCGATCAGAGTGGAGAGTAGTGGATGACCTTGATTACGTTTGATCACATTCTCTACAACTTGTCGAAGGTGATAAATATAGTCTTTGTCGCCATACTTCTGACCTTTGTGTCGTTCAGTGGCGAATGCTTCAGCACGTTTTTCAAGATCAAGCATAACGTTCTCCTAAATTTTGGGACAAGAAAGCCCGCCTTGTGGGCGGGCAGACAAATTAAGCTTCTGGCTCAATCAGCTTCAGTACAGCCAAGTTCAGAGGCTTCACCATCACATCTTGAGTGACGACACCGCCTTTGCGGTTAACAGAGAACTTAACCTTTTCAACCAGCTTGGTTGCAATCGCCAGACTCACACCAATAGGAGTGAAGCCAGTTTGCAGTTTGATGCCTTGTGGGAAAGCCGCTGCGATGGTGCCTTCAGCATTCTGGTACACATCCCACTCAGATTGATGCAGGTTGTGTAGACGAACGGCAGTAGCCATGCTCAGGTAACGGTTGCCTTGGTAGCCTTTCTGCTCGGTGAAGAATCGGCCAGTTTTGCTGTCAGCATCCAGAGCGTAGCCGAGGGTGTACATGAAGTTCAGTACAGAGCGAACTTGAACTACGGTGGTATCTACTTTGTTGAATTCTTGTGTCATTTGGTTCTCCTTATTCATAATCGCGGATTGCTACACCAGTGGGGAATTGTGGTAACAATGTCCCTTTGTAGCGTGTTTGGTATTGTACCGTAATATTCTTGCCAATGTAAAGCTCTTTGTTGGCTAGGTACTCGGCTCGTTGAGCCATTGAACCCAATGTAACACAGAACTCCAACTCGTTCAAGTCGTTTCTCACAGCAAAGACAGAGCCATCATCTTTGGCAGCAAGCACATCAAGAATCAAGAACTCGCTGTCAAGGAATTCTTTATACTTCTGAAGGTCGGCAGAGCGCTTACCGCTCTCATACATACCCTTGAAGTTACGCAGCATGATACCTTCATAGCCAAGACCCACAGCAACTTTGTGCTTGACCTTCATGTCCGCTTCATCAGCGATGTAGAAGTATTCAGTGATCTGGATATGTGGTGATACTACAGGGATTCCACACAAGTTGTCAAGGTCTTTCACACGTTCTGAGAACGGTTTGTCCGTCACAACATCGAAGATGTGGAACTGGAGCTTTGGGCGCAGTTCGTGGATCAGGTAAGCTTCCTCAAGGGCGTCAGACGCTTCCTTGTGCTTGGCCGCATCATACGGTGTAGCATAGCGAGCCTTCTCAGCCTTCTTGATTGCCTTGTCAACTTCCTTCTGAGTATCGGTACGCTTTACAGCGGACACAATATCCTGAAGCTCTTGCCCATGCACGTAGATTTCACCATCCCAAATATCACCCTCTTCCATATGGATTGTCAGGGCAGCGGTCAGGTGAGGAACATCCCATAGTTGCGATGTGCGAGACTCAATGGTAACGACACCATTACGCTTCTTGGCAAGGGCGCGAACACCGTCATACTTGACGGAGCCGTAGCACGGATATTCCATCCGATGGCCTTGCTTACGGAAGTCAGCAGCCAGCATAGCAAGAATGTCGAGTGTGCCAAGATCACTCTTGTTCTCACGATAGTTCTTGTCTTCTTGCTTCTTGATGCGCGCTAAAGCTTCAAGCTCAGCTTGCTCATAGGCATTTCGACCTTGCTTACCTTCAGTGATAACTTCATCCTTACGAGTCATCTTACCACCAAGCTTGCCGTGGTTGATGGTAATTGCGGCATTACCGTCGATAGTATTCCAGACAGAGATTGTCCACACCTTCATTTCGCCTTTCTTGTCAAGGCCATAGAGAGTCTTGATCATGGGTAGTCCTCCTGAAGCTGTTCGATTCGCTCTTGTAGAGTGTGCTTGTAAATGTTCATCTCTCCATCGTCAGACACGATTTGCGTGTAGTAGACGTAGGCAAGTTCTTCGCCCATTTCACCTTCTACACGTGCTACGAAGTCTATTGGATTCAGCACACCAGTGAACATCGACAGATAGTCGTCACCAGATTCAGTTCTCATTGCGATAGCAATAGTTGTCATATCCCCTCCATATTCACTTTGAAGTATTCGTTTTTCATCCAAGCCTTGGTGTACAACTGATAACCCATATTCCGAGCAATCTCGATAATCAGGTTAGCTTGCTTACGACGTTCGCTTGGATTGGCACAGTTACTGCAAGACTCACGCATTGTGCAGAGACAGTAACCACCTTGAGTGGACTCCCAAATCTTCTGCATAGCGTTGTCTGGTTCGTATTCATTCTGAAACATACTTCTCCACCTCCACGTTGTACTTTCTCAGGTAATCAAGACCTTCGGTCTTTCGGTATTCGTCACGATACACAACACGCTTCACTCCGGCACGTACCAAGAGTTTCGAGCATTCAAGGCACGGACTGAGAGTGACATACATTGTAGCACCTTTTGTGGAGAGTCCCTGCTCCAAGCATTTCCCCAAACTATTAAGTTCGGCGTGTACAACCTCGGGATTCCCGTCAGGTGAGAATTCCCATTGATTAGGTCCACCACTTGCCATCCCGTTGAGGCCGGGAGATACGATACCCGATGCCAGTACGAGAGCACATCCAACCTGAGTACGTGGGCACTGACTTTTCTTAGCGAAAGATTCTGCGGTTTCCATATACGATTGGTCATAGTTCATTTCGTCTCCTACTCTTCAACCATGAAGAGTTGGACACCAGAGTCAACAGGTTCCATACAATATTCACCCAAGTCCTCTACATGACCAACACCAGCCCAACCGGCTTTTGTGAAGCCATTGCAATCTCCGTAGGCGACTAAAAGTTCCCCATCGCCAGCTTCAACACGCTTGTCTACGATTGCTTTCAGTTCATAAAGGTTCATCGTTTCTGTCCTCTGCGAGTTGCTGTTCCGAAGGCAGGCTTGCTGTCTTCTCCTAGTGGTTTGCCCTTCTGCAAGCGGCTTGTATTCACCGTATAATGACCTTTCCCGTATTCGTTGTCAATCCATTCTTGAGCCGTTGCCCGACTGGCCGTATGCACGAAGACATAATCACCCATAGCGTCTTTGACAAAGAATGTCGCTGGAGGGATGAACTCCCATTTGGCAAATTCCTCATACGATACCAGTGTCACCTTCTGCTTGTCAACGATGTACGCAGTGTAGATATTCTCCTTGGCCTGCATCTTGGCAAGCACTTGTTCCATCAGGCAAATCTTACTCATCAGCTTTCTTCCCCAAAGCAGCACCAACAATGTACTTGACAAGTTTGAGCTTGTCCTCGGGGCGCGGCACGTGTCCAGCTTTAAGGATCGTGTTGATGGTTTGGATGGCAATCTCGTTGATCTGAATTTGTAACTGCTCTGCTTCGCTCATAATACCTCCAAACAATAGACATAAAAATGGCCAGCTACCGGGTTAGGGTGACTGGCTCATGGGGTGAATCTTACTGGTCAAACGGGTCTGTGTCAACCACTTCTTCGGCTTCTTCACCTTCAGCAGCGTAAGCCTCACGGAGAGCTTCACGATACTGAGAGAAGGCGATCAGGCGCTGAGCCAGTTCTTCACCTTCGAAGTAGACCTCACGTCCGTCGATCACACGCTCAATCTCTTGCTCCGTCAGGAAGCCAGTGTACGTCAGACGCACGAAACGTTGGATCATTTTGTCGTGGTGGTCAACGCAACTCTTTACGTGGGGAGCCATACCGTATGTCCCGTAAGACCCTGTGTGGATCATAAAGGACGACATGTCATCAATCTCCCACTCTTCACAGGCTAGCGCGATGGCTGTTCCTGCGGAGGCACAGGTTGGACCAATGTATGCGACTGTGTGTGCAGCAGTGCGAGCAATAGCACGGCAGAGCATGTGAGCCGTATCAACGGAGCCGCCCGGTGTAACAATGTCAATGTGAATAACATCACGTTCTCCTGCTCCTGCAAACAACTGGAACTCGTCTTCGAAGTCATCAACTTCAGTAATAGGACGGGCCAGTCTCAGATGGTAATCATTCACAACACGAGAGTTCATCATGATGCGGTTGGGTTTGTTGTCTTCATTCATTGTACACCCTCCTTATGAAGTGCGATGATCCATTGCTTACAAGCATCGGAACGTTCGATATCGTTTACGTGGTTGAAGTCTACGAACCCACATTGCAGGTTGGAATACTTCTCAGTCATTTGTGTTAGGAACTTCAAACCACTACGGTCTTTCAGTTCGGATTGTCCAACGTCACCACTGATCACCATCTTGCAACCCTTACCTTGACGGGTGACAATCTTGACAGCTTCATCAATTGTGATGTCTTCGCCTTCGTCAACAATGAAGAAGCAATTCTCAGCACTGAATCCCTTAACTACTTCAAGAGGGACATACTGAATGTTGCCGTTCTCAATTGCTGTTTCAAGTCCACCAGCAGTCAGACGATCACGAAGGATGTTGATAACTGGCATCAGCCACATTTCCATCTTCTCGATTGCACTACCCTTGAACATACCCAGCGATTTGCTGTTAGATACGTTAGGACGCACGAACACAATCTTATCAATCTCGCCTCTTAGGTAGGCATCACATGCCATGACGGTTGGGATATAGGTTTTAGATGTTCCTGCGAAGCCTGTGGCGATGGTGAGCGGGTTTTCATTGATAGACTGGATGTACGCACGTTGCTTCTCGTTGCGTGGCACAAGCGGCTTTGTGTTGGCTTGGTGGCGACCTTCTTCTCTGGCCTCTACAAACTTAGGCTTCACTTCACGCCCACGTTCTTCCTTCTCTTCCCAACGTTTCCCGATAACTTTTGCTTGGTTTCTCTTAGCCATTATGCACCTCCATGAAAACGGGGCCGAAGCCCCAACAATTAGGAAGCGAGGTCAGCAGCCAGTGCGTCCTCTACTTCTTTGCCGAACGACTCATCAGTTGGGATGAGCTTTGTCAGGATATCAATCAACTGATCATTCACTACATCATTCACTTGCTGAGAGGCCACGATCACATCTTGGAACTCATCGCTCTTCATGATCTTGTCAACACGCTTGATAGCGTTGAAGTCAACACGTTGTAGGAAGGCTTGACCAACGAGTTCTGTAAACTCTGTCAGTTCTTGCATATCGATTAGTTTCTTGGCAAGTTCAGGCGTGAATTCAAATCCTTGTGCATGCAGGATTGGGAACAGTGCGTTCCCTACAGAGTTCTTTGCAAACTCAGTGAAGAATTCTCGTTGTGCTTTTGTTAGGCGCTTTACTTCTGTCATTAGTCCTCCAGTTCGTCTTTAGTTGGTTCAGCTTTCAAAGCCTTCTTGGCAGGGGCTTTCTTAGCTGGTGTTTCTACAGGCTTGTCTTCAGCAAGCTCCAATTCAATACTCTTCAAACCCTTCTCATCAAAGTAGTGTTGTCCACGCTCTTTGAATGTATACCCTGCAAGAACAAAGTTCTGAAGTAGTAGCACAAAGCCCATTGGATCGTAGTGCTCAACTTTGCCACTAGTGCCAGCAGGTAGGATGATGCCGCTTGGTTTGTCACCTTTGAAGAGCCTCATCGTGTTGCCATAGGCTCCGAACTGAGGGTAGCCAGCGTTGCTGTTCTGTACGAGGTAGCCTTGACTGATGGCCTCACAGACGGCCTTGACGAAGACGATGGGATTATGTTCTACTACGTCGATGTAGTCGGTCATAAGTTTCTCCTTTTGATTGATTAAGTCCTGATAGTAACATTGTGATCCTCGATTGTCAACCCCTTGACAGGGAGAATTTACGTGTTAGTATGGAACAACTGATGGAGAGATATGTCTGAATTCACTCACCGGCCATCAGGGAACACGCCTATGAAGAGGATGCTACTGGGCAAGCTGAGTTCTAATCTGATTAAAGCGTAGCGACGACACCGTAAGGTGGAATGATCAGAGTCTGACGGATTCCCGTCTCCTGCCCATGCAGGCCAATCACGATCTCAAGCGTCATGAGATATGTGTGGAGGATAGAACCAAGGTTAGGTCTTAGGCAGAAGCTTTTCTGTATGGCCTTCCTTGGGACAGTTCTATCTTCCAATACGAAACTCAGCGTCATGAGAAAATCAATAACATACAATACATACAAACCCTTAATAATAGACAGTGAGTAAGGAGGTGTATGAAGACCCAATAACACAAGGAACCTAATATGTCCAGATGTAAATGCTGCGATACCCCACTTAATAATAGTGATAGCCCCGGCTGGAATAAGCTCGCACACAAAGAAGAAGACCTCTGTAGTGTGTGCAGAAATCTTGTATACAATTCATACACAGAAAGAGAGTATGTGTGCGGACGATATCCAACAACAGGAGTAACAGGACCAGCACCCCTACGAGAATAAATAAATACAAATTAGGGGTTGACAGATAGTGCAAACATGTTATACTGTCCGTACTTAGAGAGGAAACTCTCAGTAAAGTTACGTGAGTGGAGCATACCTGTTTCCTCCTCCTTTCGGGTAGTAAGTCTACCACTCACCCTATTTATGAATGGAGAATAGCATGGAACAGAAGAACAAAGGTGGTCGTCCTACGAAAGCTGAAATGGCAGCACGTGGCATTACCAAGACAGAACTAGATGTAGGCTTGAAGATTCTTAAAAAGATTTACGGACAAGCCCTTGACAAGATGATTGAAATCAGCGATGATGAAACCATTCCAGCCAAGGAGCGATTCAGAATGAAACAGGTGTTGGCAGATATGTACGCCAATCTAGTTAAAGCTGACGTAGCTTTGAAGATTCAACTGGCTAAAGGAACAGATACACCAGACGAAGTTGAGGACAAGCCTTTGGCTCCAGTATTCAATTTCGCTAAATGATAATTGGACGGAAGCTAAGCGGTCAGGCATCGGACTTTTAATCCGAATATGGTGGGTTCGATTCCCACTCGTCCAACCAAATATAGCGAATTGGTCGAGAGGCTGATGACAGTGGGTTGCTAACCCATACTCTCCGAAAGGGGAGCGTAGGTTCGAATCCTACATTCGCTACCAGAATGATCGTGTCGCTCACGATATGACAAACTCTATCTTGTGAGGGTTCTGCAAGGTCGGTGTACCAGTCTTAGATGCTGGTGATTGGGGTAAGAGTCCCCACAGGCAACCTCTAAATTTATGGCTTCGTGGTAGAGTGGCTTATTGCACCTGTCTAGAAAACAGACGGCTCAGAAATGGGTCCGTGGGTTCAAATCCCACCGAAGCCTCCAAACATGCTGCATTGATGCAATGGGTAGACATGCTTGTTTCAAAAGCAAGATGATCGGGGTTCGACTCCCTGATGCAGCACCAATCATAAAAAGACTGGATAATAGGGAAACGATTACGGGCCAGTTGTATTTCCGTACCCTGACGATTTCGCCTCATTAGTTCAATGGGAGAACGCCATCCTTACAAGGTGGCTACGGTGGTTCGATTCCATCATGAGGCACCAAACACATGAGAAACGTGAGACAGGTTCAATCCCTGTAGCTCCCGAATGGGGGTTGTCGGCTGGTGACGCACGCCCTCTCATGCTAGGAAGGGACTAGCTGAATACTAGTCAAGGCGAATCTCTTCCGGTACTAATTAATTGAGGGATGGCGGAACTGGTAGACGCACTGGTCTTTGACACCAGCAGTTGTGGGTTCGATCCCCACTCCCTCTTCCAAACAAATGGAGACACTATGATCTACCTACGATACGTTGCATTGTTTGTCATTGACATTCTATTGACAATCTTTACACTGCTTCCCGCAGCAATCATCATTCCACTCTTTACAAGAGAGCAGGAGTATGGTAAAACTGAGTACACATGGGGATGGCTATGGGGCACACATGATAACCCTCCACAGGGCGATCAAGGATATGTCCGTAAGCGAGCACTCTTCTTAGGCGCTACAACAGGCGTTAAGGGATATGTGAACCGTGTTATGTGGATGATCAGAAACCCTCTGTACGGCTTCGCTAAGCTGTCCAGCGTCAAGTGGAGCGACACAGCTACACTGGTTGTTACAGGCAACACAGAAATCTCTGACAAGTATCGAGTTCCCGGCAGTATGTTCGCCAAGCTTTATGAAGGCAACAAGCTGATCGGTTTTGAGTTCTACATGGTCAAGCCTTGGAGTGCGACACGTGACATTCGTTGCAGACTAGGCTGGAAGATGACAACAGAGAAGTTTAAAGACAGGGGCTTTGCCCAATTCGTCGGTACGTGCAATCCATTCGATGGATACGGCGACGACTAAAGAATTGAGAGTAGCTTAAATAAAGCACTGTGGGTGAGCCGCAGAAGATGATGTCCGCTGCGGCCACGACATCCTCTCAGTACAAACATACCGCGCCTTGGTATGCTTACGGTGTAAGCCGTATTATCACCAAACCAACTGGTGATGTGACGCTCAGACGGTAGCGTGTTATAAATACCGTCCACGAATTAAGGGTCATTGGTGTAACGGCAGCATCGCGGATTCCAAATCCGTTAGGTCGTGGTTCGAATCCACGGTGGCCCGCCAATTTATGGGAGTCTATGCCAACTAGAAGTTGGGCGGATTGTACACCCGTGTCGATGACTGAGCTAAGGATTCTAGAGTCCTGCTATTGACTCCCACCAGATATGCTGGTATGGTGTATTGGATGCACAAGGGTCTTCTAAGCCCTCAAGGGTTGGTTCGAATCCAACTACCAGTACCAGAAATAATTTAAATAAACGCTTGACAATCATGAATTGTCGTGTTTTAATAACTAAATCGAAACATACAAAGGAGAGAATGAAATGGCCAAACGTCCATACGATGCAACTAAAGAACACGCTCCGGTTGACAAGAGCCGCTTGAAAGATAGCAAGGGTCGTCATCCGAACAAAGGCCAGAAGACCAAACAGCCGGTCACTGGTAAGTAATAAATGGGTTCGTGGTGGAACTGGTATACACAGCAGTCTTAGAAACTGCCGCCGCAAGGATTGAGGGATCGTGACCCTCCGAGCCTACCAAACAAATGCAGATATAGTTTAAATGGAGAAAACACGCGGCTTTCAACCGCACGTTTCGGGTTCGATCCCCGATATCTGTACCAAACATGGCTCTATAGTGTTAGCGGTAAGCACACTTGACTGTCTATCAGGAAGGAGGGGTTCGAACCCCCTTAGAGTCGCCAAACATCGCCCTTGTCATATAAAGGCTATTATGCCTGTTTTGTAATCAGGTTATTGCGGTTCGAATCCGTACTGGGGCACCAAACATTGCCGGGTAGTATAAAGGTATTACAATCGGCTGATAACCGATAGAAGCAGGATCGTTACCTGCTCTGGCAACCAAACAATAGTCGCTTGGCCGATTGGATTAGGCAAAGGTCTACGAAGCCTTTTAGAGTGGTTCGATCCCACTAGTGACTACCAAATTTGCGGTAACAGCAAAGAACTCCCGCGAGCGACTGACGCGGATAAAGAGTAGAGCAGGGTAAACGTACGGCCTGTTATTGGAAGCCAAACAAATGCGGTTAGGTGAACTAGTGGACACAGCAGCCTCATAAGCTGATGACGGTGAGTGCGATTCTCACATCCGCAACCAAACGTGGTCATGTAAAAGTGACTCACTCAAACATGTGCTCCCCACGTGTACAGCCAGATGAGTGTGCTGTATAAATATAGTCTCATCAAGATTTCTAGGCAATGATCTCACCGGGCGTGGGTCGCTGGCTGTTAACCAGCAGATGGGAGGTTCGAGTCCTCTATTGCCTGCCAATTTTGGTTGTTTGTCCCGAGCGGCGAAGGGAACCGGCTGTAACCCGGCACAATGATACATCCAAGGTTCGAATCCTTGAACAACCACCAATTTATGGGCTGCACCTCACGTGATGTTAGAGGTTGATGATGAAAGTCTGTTATCAGAGCGAAGTCAGCGGTCCACCAGTTTTAATATCCGCAAGGATAATCTCTCGGAAGCGTTACGGTAGCGTACTTTGTTTGGAACGAAGTGGCGGTGGTTCGACTCCACCCCGAGTGACCAATTTTGCTGAAAAGGGTGTATGCCAGAAAGCATTCGTGCAGTGATGGTAATTCTCGTTCCAGCTACATCATATACCTGAATTGGCAATGATGTGGGGTAAGCTTCGGCTCACTGGCAGCAGACGCGATAACATGGGCTGATAGTGTCAGCGATAGCACACTAGACTTGCACTCTAGTAGGCGGGGTTTGAATCCCCGTCGGTCCACCAAATTATAGGAGATTATATGAAGATCAAAGCCAACAAGCGTCCAAGAATGGTGCGTGGTATGTTGTCGTGCAGATGCTGTGATGATTTATATGACAAACCTTACAAGCTAGATAAGCAGATGCTTAAAGAATTGCTTGAAGAAATCCATTCTGAAGAAGATTGGATTTAAAGTTTTACTTGTGATCGTGGGGCCGTACTGTCTGGATACAGTCTTTAGGTTGTGACCCTGATGATGGAGTTCGAATCTCCACCTCACCCCAATTCCCATATATTGTGTCTTAAAGCCTGCAATGGTCGATAAGCCCCAATATATCGTTTTTATGTCCTTCTTGCCTGAGCGGCTAGGGTGCTGATTGCAAACCAGTAACAGATCGGTTCAACTCCGATAGAAGGCTCCAATATGCGTGTGTCGTATAGTCAGGTTATTACCTCCGGCTTCCACCCGGATGACTAGGGTTCGAATCCCTACACCCGCACCAAATAAAGTTCGGGGTCTTTATAAAACCCTAAGTGGCTGGGCACTTGTCAACCCTCCAGCTTAATTCGCATTCTAAGCTAACTAGGTAGAAGCGGTGGCCTGAAAAGTCACAGGATGTGGATCGTTACCACAAGAATGCACCAAACAATGAGTCCGAGTAGTATATTTGGTAATACGCCTTCGCCCAATGAAGGAGAACAGGGTTCGATTCCCCCTTTGGCTCACCTAACACAGACGACTTACCCACTCGGACATTGCTACGTGCAATCAACGTAAGTCTGTCTTGTCTTGAAAAACCCTCTTCGTGAGGGTTTTCTTGTTCCCCCAATTCTATAAAGGAACTCCCATGAACCTAACACCAAATGATATGCTAAAAGCTCTAGCCTCTGTTGGGCTAGAGGGTATTATCTCTTCTGGACTTGTCTCTAGTGCTGGAGTTAAACCTCTACGACGTAACATCGCTATCTACGGTGACAGTCGTACAGCAAACTGTTCTAGTGGCACTCTTCCAAACAAGATCACAGAAAACTATGGCTATGCCTCTTGGCTTGGTCAATACTCTGGTGGTCGCATCTTCTTTGAACCAGCGTTCAACTTTGGAGTCGGTGGTGACACAACAGCACAATGGGCTGCACGTGTTGCAACAGTAGCTGCCTCCGCTGCTGATGTTGTTGTTTGCCTAATCTCTACTAATGATCGTACAGCAGACTTTACTCTAGCACAGACTCAACAAAACATTGAGGGTGTTGTTATGAAGTTGAAGCAGGCTGGTAAGATTGTCGTATTCGTTAACGAGACTCCACGTGGCGGTGCAAACGCTCTAACAGCCCCAAGGCAAGCCGTTCATGAACAAGTGCGTGCATGGATCAACAGCTACCTTCCAAAGCTCGGTGTGCGTGTTGTGGACGTTTGGGACAAGCTGACTGATACCGCCGCTGTTACAGTGGATGGTCTTCACTTCAACCCAGTTGGTGCTCGCATCGTTGGTGAAGCTCTCGCCAAAGAGATTCAAGACCTATTCAACTCCCCAGTGCCCCTGCCACGCGCTACAAGCGCTTATGACTCTGCCACCAACCCGTTTGGTCAGCTTAACACGAACGCGCTCCTGACAGGCACCACAGGGACCAAGGCAGGCTCTGCCAACACAACTGGTGACATTGCCACTGGTTACAACGTAGCTGGAAGCTCTTGGACTGGTATGAGTGTTGTGGCTTCCAAAGAAGCTGCTGAAGTAGGTGAAGCACAAGTGTTCAAGTTTAGCGGTACACCAACAACATCTGGCGCACTGTACACATTTGAACAAGTGATCAACCTTGCTAATGCAAAGCTCGCTGCAAACATTAAAGCTGTTGCTGACATTGAATTTGAAATGACTGGATGCCTCGGTGTTAGTCTTGATTTCCGATTCCTTGACTCTGGCACTTTCAACTCTAAGTGCTGTGACCGCTACCAAGATGGATTCCCAATGTCTCCAATCAAAGTGGATGGTGTTCAAGAAACTCCAAGTACAACAATCACAGGAACATGCACAGAAGTTAAAATCCGTGTTGCCGTCTATGGCAGCCAAAACGTTCCAATGAGTGGAACGGTGAAGATTAAACAACTCGCAGCGATTGCTGCTTAACAAAGGAAGTTTAGTATGATCCTAAATCTAGCAACATCTAATATCTATTATGATGTTCACTTGGCTACAGGATTCGCAGCGGGTCAGTCCGTTGTTATTCACAATGAAACAGCATCCCATCTATATGTAACCATTGCCGCAACGGCCCCCACAACTGACACAGGGTCTGTGATTGTTGGTAGTGGTGAGACATATGTCTTCTCTCCTAAAACATCTAAGCTATGGGTCAGAGGCTCTACAGGGCCGATCCATTTTGAAACTCTCCTTGACAGCCGTTCAAGCTTGTTTGAAAGGGTTGACCTTTCTCCAGACTTGTACACATCTGATAGAGAAGGTTTCCGCAGACTCAGAGTTGATACTGGACAGACAGGATTCTTTGAAGGTCGCGAGTTCAGAACATTCTATGAACTTAGCATCCCAACATCAGCATCCATCTACATCCGATTCACCTCTCCAATCGACTTTATCATCTTTGAGCAGAGCTTGACTCTAGATGCTGGAGCTATCAGGTTTACTGCACTCACTGGTGCAACTCCGGGAGGGACATACTCTACCGCGCTACCAGTGGTTGGTAAAAACCGAATGGTGTCTCGTAAGTCTCCATACTACGCACCACAATGTACTGTCGCTACTGGCGGTACTGCAACTGGCGGTACTGTAGTTGAACTGTTCCGTGTAGTGGCTGCAAACGCAACTGCACAACAACAAACAGTCCTTGGTGGGGCATCCACAGAACGTGGACTCCCAGCCGGGACATACTACCTGAAACTAGAAAACATTGGCAATAGTGCCGCAACCGGCGTGTACACCCTAATTTGGGAAGAGCGCCCTTGATATAGAAGGAAATCAAAAATGGCTACAACACGTGAACAACTAATCAAAGCTGTGTCTGCCCTTGGCTTCTACGAATCTGTAGTGCTGGGATACTTCGACAGTGTAGCTGCTAAATCGCAGATTGCTGCTCTGACTACAATCACAACCGCTGATGCGACAGACCCTGCAACAACACAGGCTCTGGTGAATATCAACAAAGCAAAAATTAATGCCATCATTGCCGCACTAAAGGCTTGACATTTAATTTGAAATATTATACGCTGAGGGGTTGACAACTGACGATTCCGATGTACAATAATATACATAGAGAGCAATTCTTTATAACAACTCAGGGATGACCCTTCGGGGTCGCCCTTTTAATTCCTAAAATGAGGACAGGCAATGGCTGACGATATGGTCTTTGACTTGGACCCTAACGTTATCGGGCCAAAGTCTAAAAAGCAATATGACTTCATGCATAGCGAAGCTGACATTACCGTATTCGGTGGAGCGGCTGGAGCAGGCAAAAGTTACTTAGGAGTTATGGACTTCCTTAAACACGTCCAATATCCAAAATTCCGTGGTTGTATGGTGAGACGTACAACTCCACAACTTAAAGGTCCGGGTGGACTCCAAGAGAAAGCTGAAGAACTTTTTAAGTTGATTGACCCCAAGGTAAGATGGCGTGACAAAGAACACCACTTCGCCTTCTCTAACGGAGCTAAAATTTACCTCCGTCACTTCGAAAACCCAAAAGACACTGAGAACTTCCAAGGTTGGGAAGTAAACCATTTCCTTGTTGACGAAGGTCAGCAGTTTGAAGAAATGATGGTTGAATACCTCACCTCTCGTATGCGTAACCCGAAGTGTCCAGAAGTTAAACCACACATGAAAATCACCTGTAACCCTGACTATGGATCGTTCCTACGTCATTGGTTGGAATGGTGGCTTGATCCTGAAACAGGAATTCCTATCCCTGAGCGTGATGGCGTTATGCGCTACTTCCTCAAGTTGGATGGTAAGATGATGTGGGGTGATACTAAAGAAGAGTTGATTGAGAAGTATGGTAAGCCGCATCTACCTATGGATCATGAAGATCAGAAGAAACCAATCAGTTTCAAATTCATTGCAGCTAACGTTTACGACAACCCAGTATTGTGTAAAGCACAACCAGAATATGTTGGTTGGCTAGAAGGTTTGGGACGTGTTGAGAAAGAACGTCTGCTATATGGAAGCTGGCTGGCACGTGCTGAAGGCACAGGCTACTTCAAATCCCAATGGTGCAACATGGTAACTCAACGCGATATCAAATCTATTAAGAGAGTGAGAGCGTGGGATATCAGTGGTACTGTAGAATCTGAAACCAATCGTAACCCTGACTGGACTGCTGGTGTACTCATGAGCAGAAACAAGATGGGCATCTTTACAGTTGAAGATGTTGTTCGTGATCGCCGTCGTCATGGTGGTGTATTCGAATTGATTCTGGAAACTGCAAGACACGATGGTGACGATGTTCAAATTATCATCCCTTGCGACCCCGGTGCTGCCGGTAAAGCTTATGCTGCCCAACTCATTCGTGACTTGGCGGATCATGGTTTCTACGCAAGAATGAAACAAACAAACAAATCCAAGGTCACTCGATTCGCTCCCTTCGCTGCAACATGTGAAGCTGGTAGTGTAGAGATTGTGGAAGCTGACTGGACTAAAGACTATCTAATGGAACTTGAACGTTTCGATGGTAGTAAGAATATTAAAGATGACCAAGTGGACGCCACGTCCGATGCATTCCATGCATTGTCTTCTGAACAATATCTTCCAGACTTCAGTGTCCCAGTAATGACTCAGGCAAACCCATTTGCATTTTATAGATAAGGATGAACATGGCTAAGAGAAAAGTTCAGAAAGTTGCTGCTCCAATGCCACGTCTTCGTCTTGGAGAAATGGGGTCTGTTGGACTAAGACAACACAGCGGTAGCATCGTTGAAGAGAATAGACCAGAACTGAGGTTCCCTCAAGCTTGTCGTACATTCCGCACAATGGCCCAAGACGCCACAATCAAGGCTGCCATCTCTCTTGTTGAGATGATGATTAGTCGTGTTGAGTGGACAGTTGATTTGGGCGTAGAACCTGATGCTGCAATGAAAGCCAGAGGCAAATTTCTAGAAGAAGTTATGCACGATATGGAACACAGCTTTGAAGACTTCATTCGTGAAGTGACAAGCATGTATACATATGGCTTCTGCGTTAACGAGAAAGTGTATCGTCGTCGTACCTATGAAGCAGGCTCTTCTTACAATGACAACAAGATTGGCATTAAGAAGCTCCCTGTTCGCTCACAGGACACGATCTCTCGTTGGGTGTTCAGTGATGACGGGCGTGACCTGATCGGGCTGGAACAGAACCTAGCGGGCGTACAAGGCGGTGATCGTTATGCGAACATTGTGTCTTTGTCTTCTGACGGTATTATTCAAATCCCTCGCAAGAAATTCATGCTGTTCCGTGTGGACGCTAAACGTGACAACCCTGAAGGCAACAGCCCTCTACGTGGTTGCTACAACGCTTGGCTCTTCCGTAGACAGATTGAAGAACAGGAAGCTATCGGTGTCACACGTGACATGAACGGTATGCCAACTCTGTATCTTCCACCACGCTATATGAGCGAAGACGCATCTGAAAGTGAGAAGGCAATCTTCGAATACTACAAGAACGTTATTCGTAACATTCAAATGAACGAACAGTCTGGTTTGATTTTGCCACAAGCATTCGATCCAGAAAGCCGTCAACCTCTCTTCAAGTTCGAACTGACTTCTACCCAAGGTGGAAAGATGTACGACACAGACGTAATCATCAAACGTTGGGACAACAAAATCCTAATGGTGTTGTTTGCGGATATGTTGAAGATGGGTCAAGACCAAGTTGGTTCTTACTCGCTAGCTGGTGCAAAGACAAACATTATGGCGATGGCTATTGAAGCCCGTCTGAAAGAGATTCAAGATACGCTCAACAATGATCTGGTCCCACAACTGTTCGCACTCAATGGAGAAATCCTGACGAACAAAGAACTACCTAAGTTCTGCTACGGTGATCTGGATGAAGTTGACTTGGACGAATTCTCTAAAGCTATTCAACGTATGGGTAGTGTTGGTGCTCTTGAACTTGATCGTGATATGGCGAACAAGATTCGTGAATCCATTAAAGTCGTACCTAAAGGTGTCGATGAACCAGTGGATAAAGAAGAGATTATGGGTGGTGATAGTCAGGCTGGAAACGGTATGGCGGCTGGCGGCGGTAACGGTGCTAGTGGTAAGCCATCTTCTAGAGACAACGCTGCTGCCAATAACGCATAGGAGACTACATGAAATTCGTAGATGCACTTGCAGAACTAATTGAAAAACACTTCGGAGGCTCTAAAGAAGAGCTTCCAGAAGTTGAAATCACAAAGGCTCTTGATGATGAACAACGCATGGCTTTGTTTGTTGTCCTAGAACCTGATGTTGTTGACTTGCATGGCGATACCTACTCTGCTGAAGAAGTTGAGAAGGCATGCCACAGCTTTAACAAGCACTGTCAAACAGCAAACCTTTTTCACCGTGTAACAACTAAGGACGCTGACATTGTTCAGTCGTACATCACACTAGCTCCAATTACTCTTGAGGGTGGTCGTACCATCCAGAAAGGTACATGGCTGCAATGGTGGCACTTCCCTGAAGACAACGCTAACGCTGAGTTGATGTGGAAGGGTGTTAAGTCTGGTGAAATCAATGGCGTCAGCATTGGCGCTATGGCTCACGTAGAGGAACTACAATGACAACAGAAGCGAAACGTCGCCTAACTGATATCAGTTTTGAACACGAAGGCGCACACGTTGCCCTTGTTAGCATCCATCAAGGTGGACCTGCCAATGGTGTTACAACACTGATTACCAAGGCAACTAATAACATTGATCCTGAAGAAGTGGCTAAAGCTTTGGAAGGTTCTGAATCCAATCTCGAAATTAATATGGAGTCCACTGTGGATACTATCGAAAAGTCTGTACACGAAGTCCTACTTGCTAAAGCAGTAGAAGATGCCGTAAAACTGGAAAAGGCCGCAGGCGATGCTGCTGTTTCCGAACTACAAAAAGCTCTGCTGGCTCAAGAAGAAGTGCTGAAAGCTGTTCAAGCTGAAGTTGCTGTATTCAAAGAAGCCGCTGAAGTTGCTAAAGTTGAAGCCCGTAAGTCTGCCCTAGTTGCTGCTAAAGTTCCTGCTGATAAAGTGGAAGCTACTCTGAAGTCTCTAGTTGCTCTTGACGACGAAGCCTTCGCTGCAACTGTTGAAACGATGAAGTCTCTGGCTTCTGCTGTTGATGCTTCTGATCTGATGCAAGAGTCCGGTGTTCAAGGACAAGGTGCAGAGTCTCAAGAAGAAGTTGACCGTACCACTGCAATCCTTAAAGCCCGTTACGGCGTTAAATAATTTACACTCATAGGAGATACACATAATGGCACAATACGCTGCTGATGTACAACGTCTTAGCAACTGGCTGGTATACGAAGAAGAAGCTGGTTCTGGCGTAACACGTGAAGTTATCCTGAAGTCTGCAACCAACGCTACAATCACAGGGTCTGTCCTTGACAGCACTGGACAACTAGTAGTTGCTGCAACTCTGGCTGACGCCACATACATTCTTATTGACGACCTGACTCGTCCGTCTGCTGCTGAATACAAAAACGTATTGGTGTTGGCACGTGGTCATGCGAAAGTTGGTAAGTCTAAACTGATCTTTGGTGCTGACGTTACTACTGACAACCAACGTAAAACAGCTACTGACAAACTGGCTCTGAAGAATATCTTCGCAGTCGATCAGATTACTTACTAATCCAACACATAGGAGACTCAAATGTCTACAGTACAACTTGCTAAGCAGGCCACTCGTAGCTTCGGCAACAACAACTACGAATACACCGACCTGTCTGCTCCGCTGCTGATCGTTCCTAACGATTGGTTCCTCGGAGAACAACTGGGCATCTTCACAAAAGATAGCACAAACCAAGAAACAATCACAGTTGAAGAAATCAAAACTGGTTACGGTTCGATTCGTGATCTACACCGTGGTGCGCGTCACACCGTTGTAATCGATCCCACTCGCGAAATGCACGCCTTCTCCCTCCCACACTC